GCGGACACATCATGGAATGGAACGGCGAGAAGCTCGTCGAGCTCAGCGACGAGGCGGCCCGCGATATCGCCGGCGATCCCGACGTCATCGCGGCCGTCGATCTCGCCGGCGCGTTTCAGCGCGAAGTCGGACCGTTCGGGGCCGCGTGCGCCGCGTGCGGGGCGGCCGCGCCGATCGGCCGCATCCGTTGCGAGAAATGCGGCAAGCCGCTCGTGTTCGAAGGCGGCGCGCCGCGATGAACGACACCGCCGCCTTAATCGCCGAGGCGCAATGGAAAGCCGCCAAGCGCGGCGTGCTTTCCATGTGGACGGTGTACGAGCGGCCGACGGACCATCCCGAGGGCTACGTCGTGCGGCGCTTCGATTGCACCGCGCAAGGCCCGGTCGCCACGCAAGAGGCCTATTCCGGCGAGCTCGAGGCGATCCGCGACACCCTTTGGCGGGCCGGCCTCATCAAGCTCGATCGCCAGGCCGGCGACGAGCCGCAAATTGTGGAGACGTGGCTATGAGGGCGCCGCAATATCGACGGGTGACCGAGCGCAAAATGCCGGTCGGACCGAACCCGGCGATCGCCAAGGGGCTACGCGTCGAGCCGTGGGCCAATATCTTCGCCCTGGTCGACGGCCTCGGCGTCATATCGCCCTACCGCACCGAACCGGAAGCAAAAGCGGCGCTCGAGGCCGAGCTCGCGCGCCGCAAATCAATCGAGCGTGTCGCCGTGGGCAAAGACGCGGACAAGACCCCAAACGGTGATGACGGCGGCGGGCGAGAATAGGATCGCCCACGCCCAAAAGTTTTGTGTCAGTCTCCACATCATGACCGACAGAAAGAGCCCGACAAGTCCATGGCAAAGGGCAAGCGGGCCCTTCGACACGGGCTACGCAAGTTCAGCGAAGCGCGGGCTACGACGCGAGCGATAGCCGAACAAGGCCATGATCCCGAAACCAAGCGCCATCATCGCCCACGTCGACGTCTCGGGCGTCGCAACCGCCGTGATCGTGCCGTCGATCGCAATGTGGATCGGCGACGTCCCGCTCACGCCCTCAACCAGGGCGAAGTAAGAGCCGGCCGACAGCGCGTCGGGCGAAACCGTCGCCTCCTGGCCGCCGATCACATTCAAAATGCCGGCGCTCTCAATCAAGGCGCCGATCGGCTGGAAGGGCGACACCGGCGCGGTCGACGTCCACGTGTTGAGCGACAACAAACCGCTCGTGATCCGCTGCGCGCCGATCGCGCTATCCGAAACCGAGACGGTCACTTCCTCTTTGACCGGCAAAGTGAACTCGAAAAACTGCTCAAAACCAATGCCCGAACCGGGCGTGTCCTCGGCCGGAAGCGCCAGGCTCTCGTTGAGGATTGCGCCGATATTCTCGACGGTTACCTCGGTCGCCGCGTGAGCCGGAACGGCCAACGCGACGACGGCCGCAAGTGTAGCGAAGGTCAGCTTGTGCATTGCAATAATCCCCGACTTGAGAAGGCTTGATTAAGCCACGAATGGGTGACGCAAGCAAGACGAAGGGCCCCGCGAGGGGGCCCTTCAAGGTTGCGCTTGGCGCAACGTCAAGTCAAGCGGCAATCAACTATTCGGCGCGGGATGAGGACCCTGCGCGACCGCGACTTTCCAAGCCTGGTCGTCAGGCCGCCAGACCGCGACCACGATTTGATCGGCGATCTCCTCGGGCGGCGGCGGGAGCTCCTCGCCGGCCGGCGGAACCCAAGGTTGAACCGGGCCGACCGGCGGCCCGAGCTCGGGCGGCAAGCCCTGGTCGGGATGCTCCTCGCCGATCCCGTAGCCTGGATCGGTCGGACGCTCGGGACGCGGCGGCCGCTGGCCAGGACGCTCGCCGCCGCCCCAACCAAAGCCAGGGTCGACAGGCCGGCCAGGCCGCGAGGGCAGATGGCCAGGACGCGGCGGACGGCCGCCGGCGCCAGGCAATCCCTGGTCGGGATATTCGCCGCCAGGCAAGCCCTGGTCGGGATATTGGCCACCGCCAGGCAAGCCCTGGTCGGGATGCGCCGGCAGACCATGGTCGGGATGGCCAGGGTGGTAAATCGGGGGCGTCGGCGCGCCGCCGCCGCCAGGCAAGCCCTGGTCAGGATGGCCGCCCTCACCGAGCGGAATAATCACAGCGTAAAACGGTCGACCCATTTGCGTATTCCTCCATGAGCCCTTCGGGAAAGGCAGGGGCGAGCCTCGCATGAGGCCACGACGCGAACAAGACATTGCCGGAATTGATCTTTGAATTATTTGAGGCTCTAATCGCCGCGCCCTCAAGTGGCGCTTTAAGGGCGCGTTCGCTCTCCGTTCCTGATTTGGGCAGGGAGAACGCAATCACCGGCTGATTTCGCGGGCTTAAAGTCAATGCTCGAGCGCATCTTTTCCACATTCAAAGAGGGCGGACCGGCCGGCGATAATTACGATCCGTCCGACCCCGACAGCTATGAGCCCTACATTCAGACCCTCATTCGCGACAGCCGCGACTATGAGGGCTCGGTCCTGGCGGCCAAGCGCAACGAGGCGCAGCTTTATTATTACGGCTATTTGCCGTCGTTAAACCCGAACGGCACGCCCTACAGCGACACCCAAATCATTGAGGACCCAAACGCCACTTACGAGCAAATCCTCGGCCACGATAAGGAAACCCCCAACAAGTCGAGCTACGTCTCGACCGACGTCCGCGACGCCATCATGCTCATGCTGCCGTCGCTCATCCGCCTGTTCGCGGCGAGCGAAAACGTCGTCTCGCTCATTCCCCGCACCCAAGCCGACGTCGACGCCGCGCAACAGCAAACCAATTACATCAATTACGTTTTCTGGCAGGACAACCCCGGCTTTCTGATCCTCTATGGCGCGTTCAAAGACGCCATGACGGTGCGCACCGGCTTCGTGAAATGGTGGACCGACGACGTCAAAGAGAAGCGGCGCAAGACCTTCATCAACCTCAACCCGCAACAGCTTTCCCTCATCGCCCAAGGCGACCCGACCGCCAAGCTGATCGAGCACGAGGACCCCGACCCGAGGACCGGCCTTTTCCCGCGCGTCGTGCTCGAGTTTGAAGTCGACAAGCCGATCATCAAAGTCGCCGGCGTGCCGCCCGAGGAAATGCGGCTCGACCGCTTCGCCAGGAGCTTCGCAACCTCGAGGATCGTCGGCCACGAGCGGATCACGCCAATCGATGAAATGGTCGCCATGGGCTACCCGCGCGAGCAATGCCTCGACTATCTGCAGGGCCAGGCGACCAACGAATTCACGATGGAGGCCCAACTCCGCAACCCTGGCCGCTATTCCGGCACGCGCATGGGCGACGGCGTGCTCTATGGCGAGTGGTACATCAAGGTTGACGGCGACGGCGACGGGATCGCCGAGCTCCGCTACATCTGCACCATGGGCGACGACTATCACATCGTCCATGACGAGCCGGCCAACCGCGTCAAATTCGCCGTCTTTGGCGTCGACCCGATCAGCCATACGATCGTCGGCGACAGCATCGCCGATTACACCAAAGACATTCAGAAGATCAAAACCAACATGACCCGCGCCGTGCTCGACAGCGCGGCCGAAAGCATCAACCCGAAAACCGTCGTCAACGAGCTCAACACCGACCTCGACGACGTCCTCAACGACGACGTCGGCGCCGTGATCCGCACGCGCGGCGACGTGCAAAACGCCGTCGCCTTCAACAATGTGCCCTTCCTCGGCCAGCAAATGCTGCCGCTGTTCGAACTCATGAACGACGTTTTACAGCGGCGCACGGGCCTATCCGACGCCGCCAAGGGCCTCGATCCCAAGGCGCTGCAGAGCTCGACCTCGGTAGGCGTCGAGGCGGTCATCAACGGGGCGCAGGAGCGGACCGAACTCGTCGCCCGCGTGCTCGCCGAAACCGGCTTCAAGGATTTGTTCACCGGCCTCTACAACGAGGTTTGCGAGGCCCCGAACCAGCGCCGCACGCTGCGCATCAATGGCAAGTGGAGCGATATCGACACCGGCACTTTCGACGCGTCCATGGGCGTCGAAGTCAATTCGACGCTCGGCAAGGGGAGCGACCAAATCCGCCTCTTGACCCTCAACCAGATCAAGCAAGATCAGATGATGGTTTTTTCGCAATTCGGGCCCAACAATCCGGTCGTGGGCATCCCCGAAATGCTCAACACGATTTCCGACATGCTCGATATCGCCAACATAAAAAATGTCGGCAGATATTTTAAAACGCCGACCCCGCAACAGTTGCAAGCGATCGCCACCGCGCCGAAGGAACCGGACCCGATGACGTTGGCGGCGCAAGCCCAATTCCAGAAGGTCAAAGCCGACACGGCGACCGCGATTGGCCAACAGAATTTGGCCCAAGCCAAGCAACAGGCCGACGACGATTTCCGCCGCCAGCAATTGGCCGAAAAGACCGTCAACGACCGGGCGAAAATCCAACTCGAGGCGCAAAAGCTACACGTCAGCCACGTCGAAAACATCGGCAAGATGGCGGCCGATATGTGGGGGGCGCAGATGGACGCCAGCGCTCAGCATCACCAAGCGCTGCAGGACGCCGCCGTCGGCCATCACCAGGCGATGCAAGACGCGGCCGTCGGGCATCACCAGGCCTTTGTCGACGCCTCGGTCGGGCATC